CGCCGCACGGGCTGGCCTTCTGGACTGTAAACCTGCTGGTGCTGGGCTTTTTGTTTGGCGAACGCACGGTAAAAAATCTGCTGCCGCTGGTCAGCCAGTTTATGGCCACACGGACGGCAGGACGGGCCGCAGCGCCCGTAAAGGGCTGAGTATGGAGCTGACGGATGCATTGATCCTGTTTGCCAGATACATCTGGCCGCCCCTGCTGGCGTGGAACGTGTACCTGCATCGCGTAGGGCAGAAAAATAAAGAAGCTGTTGCCGAGATGCGGCTGCACATTGCCGAAAATTACAGCGGCAAGAGAGACCTTGAAAAAATGTTCGGCGACTTTGAACAGCGGATCGACAGGCGCATCGACCAGCTGGTGAAAACCCTGTGCGCCACAAAGTGAGCAACACCATGAATACCAGCAATATTGTTCTGACCATTCAGGACCGCGATGTGACCTTTGCCCCCACGGTGGACGTGTACAACGACTACCTGAACTCCATGATGCCCAACAACAAGGTGGCACCGGCGCATAACTTTGTCATGCGCTGCGCCGTGCCCGAAGACAAAGACCATGTGCGCGAGCTGCTCAAACTGCCCGGCGCCGCCATTCAGATTGCCGGTACCATTGTGGAGCAATACACCCCCGACCTGAACATAATGGTGGGAAAGCCCAGAGCCTAGCGGAAGGCATGGAACGCAACCCGCTGGCCCGCATGGCCATGCTGGTGCACCGGTGGCTTCCGGGGCAGCCCGTAAGCGAGCAGACCATGGCAGAGGCCATGCTGCTGGAAAAGGACTATTGGGAAAAAATGTCTGTGGCCATAACCAACGGAGTGGTCAAAGCCTTCAACGGATAGCGCATGAGTACCAAGCTGGAAGAACTGAAGTTCAAGCTGTCGCTGCTGGATAATGCGACCGGCCCTGTGGGCAGGATTCAGAGCAGGCTGGACGCGCTGGCGGCCCGCGCCGGACAGGCGTTTATGCAGATAGGCACCGGCGCGGCCGGAGTGTGGGCCGCAGGTGCCAGCATGAACGCCGTTATCCAGCCTGCACGTGAAATGAACAAAGCCCTGATGGAAGTGGCCAGTCTGGATGTTTCACCCGAAGGGCTGAAAAGTCTGAACAGTGAAGCGCTGGCCTTTTCCATGCAGTTCGGCGCGTCTGCCAGTGCGGTGGCGTCTTCTGCGTACGATATTCAGTCGTCCATTGCGGGGCTTACCGGCAAGGAGCTTTCGCAGTTTACTGTTGCATCCAACGTGCTGGCAAAGGCCACCAAGGCCGATTCCGCCACCGTTACCAGCTACATGGGCACCATGTACGGCATCTTTAAAAATCAGGCCAACGCCATGGGCAAGGCCGAATGGGTGGAGATGCTGGCCGGCCAGACCGCCACAGCGGTGCAGATGTTTAAAACCACCGGTGCGGAAATGAGCGGGGCGTTTACCTCGCTGGGGGCCAACGCCACGGCTGCAGGCATTGATGTGGTGGAGCAGATGGCCATTCTCGGTTCTTTGCAGGCCACCATGAGCGGCAGCGAGGCAGGCACCAAGTATAAATCGTTTCTTGCCGGTGTGGGCAATGCGCAGGCGTCGCTGGGCCTTTCGTTTACTGATGCGCAGGGCAACATGCTGGGCATGATGGATATTCTGGGCAAGATCAAAGGCAAGTTCGGCGATACGCTGGACGTTGCAGAATCGGACGCCCTGAAAAAAGCCTTCGGATCAGACGAGGCCGTATCGCTTATCAAGCTGCTGATGGCGGATACCAAAGGGCTGGGAGCATCCATGGAGCAGCTGGGCCGCGTGCGGGGCATGGACAAGGCCGCAACCATGGCCGGCAAGATGGTTGACCCCTTTGACCGGGCCGCTGCGGGCATGACGGCCATGACAACCGTACTGGGGCAGGCGCTTTTGCCCAGCCTTAACCCCGTTGTAGACGGTTTAACGGATATTGCGGCCACCATGGTGCGCTGGTCTGAAATGTTTCCTGATCTGACGCGCTGGGTGGGGTACGGCATAACGGCCATTCTGGGCTTTGGCGCCGTGCTTGGCCTTGCGGCTGTTGCCGGCGGTGTGGCCAGACTGTCCATGTTCGGGCTGCAGGCCACCATGGCACCGCTTAGCGGTACGCTGGGGCTGCTGCGCAAAGCGTGGTTGCTGTATTCCGGATCGCAGTGGGTGGCCAATGCGGCGTTATGGGGCTTTCCCGGTACGTTGGTGGTGGCTGTTATTGCGGGGCTTATAGCCGCCGTGGGCGCAGCCATATACTGGTGGGACGACCTGAAAGCCGCCTTTATGGATACCAGCTGGGGACAGGCCGTCATGGCGGTAATTGAAAAGGTTGCCGGTGTGTTCCGCTGGTATTTTGATCAGTTGAGCAGCATGTGGAACTGGATAGAAAAGGCTGCGGGCGGGGTGCTGTCTTTGCTCGGGATGAACTCCGGAGCATCTGCACAGGTGGATGCCCCCGCCATGCTGGAAGGCGCAAAAAGCGCATCGGTACCTGCCGGCGGCGTAACGCAGAGCATTGCCGGAGCTGTTACCCGCAACAGCAGCAACAGCCGCAGCATAGGGCAGGTAAACATTACCACCAGCAAAGAGCTGGACGCCCAGACAATGAACGACATGGTGTTTATGGCTGCGGGGTAAGCATGGGCAAGTACATAGATATTTTAATCAAAGACGATGACATAGCGCTGGATGCGGGCGGCCTGCCCGTACCCGTGGCAGACACGGATTCCATAGCGCAGGACATTGTGCACATGATCCGCGAAACCGGTCTGCTGGTGGAGCTGGTGGGCAACCGCGATGCCCGCACCAAGGCCCGCAACCTGCTGCTGTTAACGCTGGAAGTGGACAGGGACGAGCGCATCATACCGGGCAGCACGGAAGTGGAAGAGGTAGGGCTGGGGCAGTTCAACCTGAAAGCGGAAACACGCGAGTTCGGCAGCATAGCGCTGCAGCTGGAGGCAGACCGTGGCTAATGATACCGAGATTCTGTTCACCCGTATGCTGCAGAATGCCGGATTTCCGGTATCGGCAGAAGCCATGCAGGCCCGCTGGGATGCGCTGAATGCAGAGCAGGGCACACAGATTACCAACAGCAGCAAGTGGAGCCCTTTCTGGCGGCTCATATCCGCCATTGTTACGGAGCCTATGAAAGCGCTGGTATCTGCCCTGGTCACAACCATTCTGCCGCAGACCTTTTTGCAGACGTCCAGCGGCCAGTGGCTGGATATATACGCATGGGGCGTGGATCTGACCCGCAAGGCGGCGGTCAGGGCGCAGGGTGTTGTTACCCTGACCCGCGTGAACAGCGCGGGCGAGCTGCTGATACCTGCGGGAACGATCATAGAAAGCCCCGCCATTAACGGCCATGTGTACCGCGTGGCGGTGACGGAAAACGTCACCATACCCGACCTGCAGCTTACGGCATCCATACCCGTACAGGCGGTGAATACCGGCACGGCGTACAACCTTGGCCCCAACTACTATTCCATCATGCCGCAGCCTGTTTCCGGCGTGGCATCTGTGGTTAACGGTCCCGACTGGCTGCATGTGCCCGGTGCGGATGAAGAAACGGACGAAGAACTGCGCCTGCGCTGCCGTAACCAGTTCAGCGCCGTAGGCCAGTATCACCATGATGCGGCCTACACGGCGGACATAGCCAGCTTTGCGGGCATACGCACCGATTACATTGTGTTCCGGCACGAGGCACCGCGCGGCCCCGGCAGCGCCAATGCCTACATCATGATTGATTCCGGCCCGGCGCCGCAGGAGTTTGTAGACACCATAAACGCCCATGTGCGCGATGCCGGCAACCACGGCCACGGCGACGACATGCTGTGTTTTCCCATGCCGGCGCTGCCGGTACACCTGACCGCCACGGTGCATCCCGTGCCCAACCTGCAGGACGAGAAAAAAGCAGCGCTGCTGCAGGCGGTGGACGGGCGCATACGGGCCGCCTTCCGCGAAAATTCCGACTATTCCATGACGCGCACATGGCCGCACAGCCGTTTTTCGCTTTCTGTTCTGGCGGACGAACTGCACGCGCAGCTTCCGGAACTGGCTTCAATTGAGTTCGACAGGGCGGATATAGTTGCCGCGCTGGAGCTGCCCGTACTGGCCGGCCTGACCGTTACCGACGGGGGCGCATGATGCAGATAAAAATCACGCTGCCGTTCTGGATGGCCAAAGGCGAGCTGGAAAAGCTGCGCCGTGCCGCAGTGGCGTGGTGGCAGCAGGTGGGCGAGTGGGCATCGTGGCCTGTGCGCCAGCTGGATACGGAAACCTGCGACGAGGCCGTGCTGAATCTGGTGGCATGGCAGCGTGATATCTCCCGCTTTGAGGGCGAACCGCTTTCACTTTTTCGCAAGCGGGTGAAGTACGCCTATGCCAATGCGCGCGATGCCGGCAGCGTGGCAGGATTCAAGCGCATCTTCATGCGTCTGGGCATCGGCTACGTGGAGCTGGAAGAACGCATGCCCGGCGTGGATTGGGACATTATCGACATACGTCTGACAGACACGCAGCTGGCGCAGAATCAGGCGCTGTTGTCCGTACTTATCCAGCATTACGGGCGCACCTGCAGGCGGTATCGCTGGAAGATTATCACCCCGCTGCCGGTGGGTATGCGGGTGTGCGAGTTCGGCAACGACTACATTATGGAACATGCCGCCGTGCCGCCCTGCACCGTGCGGGTGCAGGTATGCGACTTCAGCAACGACAGTATAACCCTGAACGCGAGCGAGGGATAAATGGCTACTGCAATCACACTGGCGGGCGAAAGCCTGATAGCCCGCAAACAGGCGGCAGGCGAGCCGCTGGTTATCGACACGTTTTTGCTGGCGCTGGTGCCGGATATAAACCCCGACCTGCCGGTAGACCGGACAGAGGGCAAGCCCGATGCGGGGCAGATAGTGCATACCTATGCCATTCCGGAAGAGTTCAAGGGATACGTTAACCCCAATCAGGTGGTGTATTCCATGCTGCTGGGTTCTGATCTGGGCAACTTTTCATTCAACTGGCTGGGGCTGTATTCCAGCACGGATGATGTGGTGGTGGCCATTTCGCACCTGCCGCAGATGGAAAAGTGGAAAACAGATCCCGCCACCAATGCCGCCGGCAACAACCTGACGCGCAACATGCTGCTGGAATTTTCCGGCGCGCAGGCGGCAACACAGATAACGGTAGAGGCTGCCACATGGCAGGTGGACTTTACCACACGGCTGAACGGGCTGGACGAGCGCGAGCGCAGCAGTAACCGCGACATATACGGACGGGCCTGCTTTTTTGCCGATGGCTGGCTGCTGAAAAAAAGCGCCGGAACCTACAGCCTGCAGGCTGGCGTTGCCTATGTGGAGGGTATCCGCACAGAACTGGCAGAACATACGCCTGTTATGGCAGGCACATTGCCCAAAAAAATATGGCTGGACGTAGGGCTGATACCGCAGGGTGCCGACAAAACGGCAGACGTGCAGATACTGGCACTGCCGCCGGAACAGGACAAGGCCGACTACGCCGACAGCATGGGCAGCCCGCGCTATCTGGTGCCGGTGGCGGATATTGCGGCAGACGGCACCGTGACGGATTTGCGCCGAACCGAGGCCGTGGTGACAGATCTGGTGGCATACCTGCTGGAAAACGGCGGAGCCAAAGAAGTTAAAGCTCACCTTGAAAGCAGCTCTCCGCATGGTCTGCCGCTGGGAGGCGGCGAGGCGGGGCAGGTGCTGGTAAAGCAGCAGGATGGGGCCATTGCATGGGAATACATGAGCGGTGTTCCGGTTGGCCAGTTGTGCTTTTCCACCACCGGCACACCGCTGCCCGGCACCGTTCCTGTAAACGTAAAGCAGAAATTCGCATTGGAGGTGTACCCTCAGTTGACAGCGTGGGTGCGCAGCTGCGGGGGCTATCTGGCCACAGAGGCGGAATGGGACGCAGAGGCCGCCGCACAGGAAGGAACCTGTGGCCGCTATGCTCTGACGGATACGCATATCATTCTGCCTTGCTACAGACACTACTTCTCGGCCGCGCAGAATGGTGCGGCGGGTAAAGCGGCAGGCGATTGGGCCGGTGATGCCATACGGAACCTTACGGGTGAACTCAAGTCATCCACTTCGCCTAACAGCCTTTTCCCAAGCCTCAGAGACACCGCTTCTGCAACCGGCGTCTTTCAGGTCAATGCAGAAGACCTTGGCGGGCGTATTGACCAATCCGTGAACACATACATTGCTGCGGAGCGCGTCATTTTCGACGCTTCCCGCGTAGTCCCCACAGCCGAAGAAAACCGCCCGAAAACCAGTTATCTGCTGCCCTGCATCAAAGCCTTTGATGTGGCTGTAAATACCGCACAGGTGGACATGCAGG